AAGTCAACATTTGCTGCGGCGCTATCGTGGGCGCTGTCGATCTGGTACAGGATGTCCGGCTCAAAGTGCTACATCGTATCAGCGGCCTTGAAGCAGTCCATGGAGAGCTTTGATTTCCTGCGGCAGAATATTGACCGCATGGGAGAAAACATGAAAGACGGCGGGCATTTCAAGGTCAAGGACGATACTCACGGCCATGAAATCCGATGTGAAGACCTCGGCGGCGGATCGCTGTTTATTCAAGCAATGCCAGCAAATCCGGACAAGCAGGATTCCTTGAATGCGAATCTTGCCATCTGTGACGAGATGCACGCCTTCACGAAACCGAAGCAATACAACCTATTCAAAGAAATGATGAAGGCATACAGCAACAAGCTGTTGATCGGAATTTCCACGGCAGGCGACAACGAAACGGCTTTTCTCGGTCGGCGTTTGGAATACTGCAAGAAGGTGCTGCAAGGCACAGTCAAAGACGAGCAGTATTTCATCTTTATGTGCTGCGCCGAAGAAGGCGAGGACGGCACGATCGACTACACAAATCCCGCTGTGCATGAGATGGCAAACCCGGGATATGGCGTGACGATCAGGCCGGAGGAAATCTTGAACGATGCTTTGCAGGCGCAGAACGACCCGCAGCAGAGAAAAGACTTTTTCGCGAAGTCGCTGAATGTGTACACAAAGGCACAGAAGGCGTACTTTGCAATTGAGAAATTCCGGAAATCTGACGGGCAGTACAATTTCACGCTTGAAGAGCTTGCTGCTCTGCCGGTTAAGTGGTACGGCGGTGCAGACCTGTCAAGGCGCTATGACCTGACGGCATCGGCGCTGTATGGGTACTGCGAGGCGCTTGACCTTGACATTGTGATTACTCACGGCTTTTTCCCGGCTTCTCAGGCCGCAGCAAAAGCCGATGAAGATAAAATACCGCTTTTCGGCTGGATGGATGATGGATGGCTCACAATGTGCAGCTCAGATACCGTGAATATTTCCGACTGTGTGAACTGGTTCGTGCAGATGCGGGATAAGGGATTTGAGATTGCAAGCGTAGGCCATGACCGGAAGTTTGCAGGTGAAGAGTACATCCCCGAGATGAAAAAGGCGGGATTCAACATCATAGATCAGCCGCAGTACTTCTATCGGAAGTCACAGGGTTTCCGGAGAATAGAGGACAGAGTGCTGACAAAGCGGTTTTATTACATGCACAGCGAGGCGTTTGAATACTGCGTCCAGAACGTGCATGCAATCGAAAAAACAGACGACATGATCCAGTATGAGAAGGTGCAGCCAACTCAAAGAATTGACCTCTTCGATGCCGCTGTGTTTGCCTGCTGCCGGATGCTTGAAGCGATGGCAGAGCAGGAAGAGCGGGAGCAGAAGGGGCGTGAATGGTGGGGTGAGTAAATGGAACAGGAATACGAAGTAATTGAAATCACATTCAAGTCCGGCGAGACGATCGCCTACAAGAAGGACGAGTGGGATGATTACAGCTATGATGGCAAGTCTATTGCTGTCAAGAAGTCCGGCGCATGGGTCGGAATTTACAACTTCGACAATGTTTTCAGCGTGGAGCTGCACTGAGAGCCGTCAGAATCGCTTGTATGGCGTTTTTGACACGTTCGCAGTAAAACTACAATACAAAAGCAAACGGCGCATACAGAGCCGTTAAAACGCTGCTACGGCGTGAAGGGATGGTGAGCAAGTGGCAAGGCGGCTAAAGGCAAAGCAGAAACGAAGCGCAAGCTCTGGCGTTGGTTTTCTGGTGACTGATGCAGCATATGAAACGCTGTGCGTTCCCGGGTATACATCGCTGGATCACTGTCCGGAGATCATGACCGCAGTCCACAAAATAGCGCAGATCATTGGCAGCATAACGATCCACATAATGCACAACACCGAGAACGGCGATGAACGCATAGTGAATCAGCTATCCAGAAAAATCGACATTGAGCCGAATGCCTACATGAACCGGCAAGAGCTTGTTGAATTCTGGGTGATGAATCTGCTGCTATACGGTAACGGCAACAGCATTTCCAGAGTACACACAGAAAACGGATTCCTCGGCAGCATCGAACCTATCCCGGCTTCTATGGTATCGCTTGAAAATGATCCGACCGGGCAAGGGTACTTTGTGGATATTGGCGGCGTGAGGTATGAGCCGGACGAGGTGCTTCACTTCCGGTACAATCCAGACCCGCTTTATCCTTGGAAGGGTCGCGGTATGCGGATTTCCCTCCGGAGCGTAGCAAACAACTTGAAACAGGCAGCGGCAACAGAGAAGGCCTTCATGGAGAGCGAGTGGAAGCCGTCTGTGATCGTCAAAGTCGATGCTCTGACAAAGGAGTTCGCAAGCCCGGACGGAAGGCAGAAGCTGCTTGACAGCTATGTAAAGTCCGCGAAAGTTGGCGAGCCGTGGCTTATCCCGGCGAATCAATTTGACGTGACGCAGGTCAAGCCGTTGTCTTTGCAGGATTTGGCAATTTCCGACATGGTGCAGCTCGACAAACGGACAGTTGCAAGCATCATCGGTGTTCCGGCTTTTCTGCTCGGCGTAGGCGACTACAAGCAGGCAGAATGGAACAACTTTATCAATTCGACCGTGCGGCCTATCGTGATCGGCATGCAGCAGGAAATGACGCGAAAACTCATTATTTCCCCTGACTGGTATGTGCGGTTTAACTATTGGTCTCTGCTTGACTGGGATCTGAACACCGTCAGCAATATTCTTCTCGCTGGCGTGGATCGCGGCATAGCAGACGGCAACGAATGGCGCGACCGTGTAGGCATGCAGCCGAGGGAAGGCCTGGACGAGTTGAGAATCCTTGAAAACTACATCCCGGCAGATATGGCGGGCAATCAAAAGAAGCTGGTGCAGAATGCGGATTAAGTGCAAGTATTCGCAGTACAAAGCCGGGAAAATCTGGTGCAGAAAATCCGGGCAGTTGTGCGCACATCAAAAATTCTGCCGCATGGATGGCGTGTTTAAGCATACGGAGCAAGCCTTGAAATGTGCTTTGCTGAATCGTGAGGAGGGGCAAAAATATGAAATCCGATGAAAAGAAACTGACATATCAGACGCGAGAAATCCCGGCACAGTTTGAAGCCAGGTCTGCCGAAGATGGCACTCCGGTTATTGAGGGATATTTCGCAGTATTCGATGGCGTGTACGATATGGGGTACGGCATGTCCGAGAGCATCGCGCCCGGGGCATTTGCCAAAACCATATCGGGAGATATAAGAGCACTCATTAACCATGATACAACTCTGGTGATGGGGCGGACAACTGCCAGAACACTTGAACTGCGTGAGGATCAGCACGGCTTATGGGGTCGAATCCATATCAATCCGAAAGATACGGACGCGATGAACGCATATGCAAGAGTTGAGCGCGGCGATGTGTCTCAGTGCAGTATCGGCTTCAACATCCTGTCCGAGGAAACCGACTTCCGGGATGATGGGACAATTCACTGGACAATCAAGGAAGTTGAGCTGTTTGAAGTATCTGTATGCACGTTTCCGGCGTATGAATCTACCGCGATTTCCGCACGGCAGCACGATTTCGAAGAGATCAAGAAACGCGCTGCGCAGGAGTGGCGTGAGCGCATGCATCACAAGCTGAAAGGAGAAAATGATAATGGCACTGAGAGCACTGATGCTTAAAAAGAAGATCACCGAAAAGCAGAAGCAGCTTGACGAGCTGCGGGCAACTGCCGAGGCTCTGACCGTCCGCGAGACGGAGCTTGAAACTGCTATCAATGAAGCCGAAACGGACGAGGAGAAGGCAACGGTCGAAGAGGCCGTGACCGCCTACGAGTCCGAGAAGGAAGAGAACGACAAGCAAACCGCGCAGGCACAGGCAGAGCTTAACACCCTGAATGACGAGCTGGAAGCTGTCGAAGCAAAACAGGCTGCACCGGTAGACCCGGAGGCCGCACCGCAGGCGGCAGCACCCGAAGCCGCTGCACCCGAATCCAGAAAGGAGAATGCAAAAATGGATGTAAGAAAGAATGCAAAGTTCGCTGACATGCGTGCAAAGGTCGCTCCCTACATCGAGCGCGAGGATGTCAAGTCCTTCCTGAATACCGCCCGCGCATGCATGGTTGAGAAGCGTGCTCTGACCGGTACAGGCGTACTTATTCCCGAGGTTTTCCTTGGCGTGCTGCGTGAGAACGTGGTTGAGTACAGCAAGCTGTATTCCCGTGTATACGTTCGCCAGCTTGCCGGTGAAGGCCGTATGGCTGTTGCTGGCACTATCCCGGAGGCCGTATGGACTGAGATGTGTGCAAAGCTCAACGAGCTTGACCTTGGCTTCAACTCTGTTGAGGTCGGCGGCTGGAAGGTCGGCGGCTATTTCGCAGTCTGCAATGCAACCCTCGAGGATTCCGAGGTAGATCTTGCCGCAGAAATCATGGTAGCTCTGGCACAGTCTATCGGCATTGCCCTCGACAAGGCAATTCTCTACGGTACGGGCACAAGAATGCCGCTCGGTATCGTTGCAAGACTGGCACAGACCGCAGATCCCGGCAGCGCAGACCCGAATGCGCGTCCTTGGGTTGACCTGCATACCTCCAACATTAAGACCATCGCGGCAGGCACGACCGGCACGGCTCTGCTGACTGAGATCACGCTTGCAAGCGGCGCTGCAAAGTCCTCCTATTCTCGCGGCGCAAAGGTATGGTGCATGAATGAGACTACCTATACCGCACTGATCGCAAATGCAATCGCCGTGACCGCTGCGGGCGCTATCGTTTCCGGTGTAAATGGCACTATGCCTGTTGTGGGCGGTGATGTGATCGTCCTCAACTTCATCCCGGATAACGTTATTATCGGCGGCTACATGGATCTGTACCTGCTTGCAGAGCGCGGCGGCGCACGTTTCAACACCTCCGATCAGGCATTCTTCCTCGCGGATCAGACTGTATTCAAGGGCACTGCCCGCTATGACGGCCAGCCGGTTATCCCTGAGGCATTCGTTGCTATCGGTCTGAATGGCGTAACGCCTTCCGCTGCTATGACGTTTGCACCGGACACAGCAAATCCCGCACCCACGCTGTCCGCACTGAATATCGGCGGTCTGGCACTGTCTCCGGCGTTTGATCCGGATACTACCACATACACCGCAACCGCAACTGCCGCAACGAACAAGATCAATGCAACCGCTGCTGACGCTGGCGACACCGTGGCAATCACTGTAAACGGCACGGCTATTGCAAACGGCGGTACTGCTACATGGATCACCGGATCGAACACTGTCGCTGTGACCGTAACTGACGGCAGCGATGCAAGCGCTGTGAAGGTGTATACCGTAACTGTTACAAAGTCCTGACAAAGGGGTGATATATCATGACGGCAGATGAAATGCTTACGGCTTTGAAAATTGATCTGAAAATGACACCGACAGGCACGGCGTATGACGATCTGCTGAATCCGTTGCTTGCATCTGCCGCCGACTATATCACGCGAGAAGGTGCAACGCTCAACACGGACGGCAGCTATGAAGATGCAATGCTTGTGGTTGGCTATGCCGCCTTCCTGTTCCGGCAGCGTGATTCCGGAGACACGGAATTTCCAAAGTGGCTGCGGTATGCACTCAACAATCGAATCCTGAGCGAAACGGCAGGTGATACCGATGCCGGATGAAGTGGTACTCTTGGCGGACGAACTCACGAAGGACGGTATCGGTCAGCTCCTGCCGGATTCGCAGGAGCGAACGCCGATAATCTGCACTGTGCGCGAGGTCAAACGCGATGAATGGCGTGTTGCCTATCAGTCAGGCATAGAGCCGGAGGCGGTGCTTGAAGTATTCTCCGGGGACTACTCCGGGGAGAAAAAGGCACTGTTCCGAGGGCGCGTGTATCTGATCTATCGGACATATCAGACCGGAGAGTATACGGAATTGTATCTCGGAACGAGGGTAGGTGTTGTGAATGGCGCGTGATTTTTCGCGGCAACTGCTTGACGCTCTGGAGCAGTACACGGATGAAGTCGTTGAAGCCGTGGAAGATGTCGTTGACGATGTAAGCAAGCATGGGCGGGAAGAGTGGAAACAAGCCGCTCCGAGGCGTACAGGCGCTTACAGACGTTCGATCAAGCTGAAAAAGATGAAGTCAAACGGTGTTTTTCGCGTGACGATTTACTCGGACGCACCGTATCACCGCTTGACGCATCTTCTTGAATTCGGACACAAAGCGCGAGACGGAAGCATGGTGAAGGCACAGCCGCACATTGCACAAGTTGAGCAGGATGTAACGCAGGAACTTGAACAGATTTTGGCGGAGGTGTTGAAGGTATGACTTTGCCGGAGCTATATGCACAGCTTGAAACCTTGACACCTCCCGTCTTTTATCAGGAGCATCCGGACGAAATACAGCCGCCTTATATTGCGTATTTTGAGGATGATGCAGATAGTTTTGTTGTGGATTCTCTGGTAGTTGCAACGGAACAGCACATCGAAATCCATCTTGTAACGACTAACAGGGACTTGCAGACGGAGGCGGAGATCGAAACGCTCCTTGACGGCTTGCATTTGCCTTGGCGCAGGGATACCGACCACGACAATTCACAGCGGATTTTTGACACGATCTACAGCTTTTCGCTGATCGAAGGGAGAGAGTTTTAATGGCAAAAACGAAGCTGAAAAAGACAATTTCGCAGGTAGGCTATGCACCGCTTATCGTGAATGAATCCACAGGTGCATACACATACAGCTCTGTGATCTGGTTCGTGCATAACGAGGCAGGCGGCAGAGAGTACAGCGCGTCCGCAAACGGCGAAATGACCGAGATTTATGCGGACGGTGTATCTGTATACAGCGCCGAGGAGAATCACGGCTATGACATCGACCTGACGCTTCTTCGCGTGACGGACGACATCGACGAAGACTGGCTCGGGAACGAGGTTGACGATGACGGCAATGTGACCGAGTTTGCAAACAACATGGAGAAACCGGCGTTTGCACTTATCATCATTGAAGATACTACGGACGGCGTAGGCCTGACGCATATCTGGTATAACTGCCGCATTGCAGAGCGTCCCGGCGTTGCAGGACAGACCTCCGAGGACAGCGGCTTCGATCCTCAGTTTTTCGAGGCAAATATTCAGGCAAGGCCGCGCATGAGTGACAGAGCTGTATATCAGCGCAGAAATGCAAAGGAGCTGTTTACGACACTCCCCGAGCCTTCCGGCACAAGCCTTGCAACCGTGAACATCACAAATGCGTCTATTTCTCCGGAGTTTGATCCCCTTGCAACGGCATACACGCTGACGGCGGCATCCGGACAGACTACCGGCAGGATCACTGTTGCAGCCTACAATCCCGGCGCGACTGTTGCTATCACGCAGGGCGGCGAGACCGTTGAAAATGGCGGCGTTGTGGCCTTTGCAAGCGGCGCGATTACTGTCGTAGTCACAAACGGCGAGAGCAGCAAGACATACACAATCACACCCGGCACTTGATAGGAGGACTGAATGGAAAAAGTTCTCAATTTCGGCGGGAAAGATGTAAAATTCCGCGCATCTGCCCGGGCGCTTCTGGTGTACAAGCGGCAGTTCGGGCGGGAGTACCTCGCGGATGTGAACGGCCTGCTCGGGCTTGTCGGTGAGGATGAAAACGGCAAAAAGACCGTTGATTTCTCAAAGCTCGACACGGAGACACTCTGCCGGGTTGCTTGGACGCTGGCCTACACAGCGGACAGCTCAACTCCCCCGATGGAC